AGCGAAACAGATGAACTCATCACCTCTGGTCTCATACCGTAAAAAGGTGAAAAGAGCATTAGCCATGGTATTGAACAGGAAAGTGCTTGCTTCTCCAGAGAATCGCATGATGGCAAATGAACCCAATTTTGAGCCTAAATGAGTTTTAATATATCTGTAGTCAGCAATTAAATCTCTAGGCAAACCCAAATGCTCCATTAGGGTCAATTCAAAAGCCATGATCCAGTGATCTTGTGAGGCATCAAAAGCTTCATAATCTGATTCAGTGCAGACTCCGGTGAAATTGCCTCTGATGACCCAATCATCCAACTCTTCCAATCTCTTTCCTGAGTGAATGTAATAATTCGTTTTCTGCAGAGCCTCACCTAGCAATTTCTCAATATAGCGCATGTAGGGCGCAAACCTGCACAAAACAGAATGTTGAAAGCACACTATGGATTGTGCAGCTTTTGCACACCTGAATCTATTGTCGAACTTGGTGCAAATTTGACTTTTTGAAAAAACCAGGCCCACATCTGCCAACCAATCCCTGCAAGACCTGCCAGCATGATTCTCTATGGTCGCCGCACTTTTGCTGCGCTTCTTCTCCTCAAAGTCTTGAACAGCTTCTGCCATTAAATCTGGTCTATGGCTTGCACGTAATGGTATCTTCCTTAGAAATTCATCCAGCAAAAACTTTCCGTATGGCAATGCTTCATTAAGTTTCGCCTCCTCAATGTGGGGCTTGGAAAATCTAAGCCGCTTCTTCACCGCCATCAAAAAAGTCAAATTATCAGACGCTCTGTGCCTTGGGTAAATTGCCTCAAACCTCTCAGCTGCATTGGTTAATCGCTCACCACAACCACGATCATGATCATCGGTAAATTGTTCAGTGACCATGTCCCGGAATCGGTACTCCCTAGCATCCTTCTCCAGCAGTAAGTGCAACCATCTACTCCTAACACCCTCCATCTCGCAACGAGGAAGGTGAGTTTTGAACCATTGGTCTTGCTCCATGAACTCATTGATGAGGGCCACCTCAGCGTCTTCAGTTTGTCCCAGAAACAATTCACCCTTCAACCAAGGATCTCCAACTAACTTTTCCTCAACCAAACCTTGATCCTTGCCAATTTTACCAATAAAGGTCTGTTTAAATTTTGGATTCCCAGGGAGTATTTCTTTAAGCTTGTCTGTGCTGCTCGATCCTTTCAGGAAATCAGCCAGCACAGAATTTGATTTCCGCAACACCAGATTTTCCAGCGTGTCCCCAGTTAAATTCAAGATGGCAAGATTCTGCCTGAATCTTGAAAGGGCAGTGATCCACCTTTTTTCATTGACTTTAAGAGAGTCAGCACTTAAAATTATCAAACCCCTATCAAATGTTAGTCCCGTGGACTCCCCAAAAGTTAGGACCTTGCAATCCTGCCCATAGTATGCCCTAACTAGTTTCTTCTCCGTGAAACCAGCTACAAGCACGACCGCCCTATACTCCGT